CCTGACACAGCTCCAACTGTTGCACCACCTGTATAAGGTATTGCTGTTAAAGTTGTGTTGTCCGATGCTACTGCAGAAATATACGCTTTAATTACTGTAGGAGAAGTCGTGTTATCGCTTAATACGATAGTTTGACCTACTCTTACTGCGTGAGTTCCTGAAGAAGCTATTGTAATTACACCTGTGTTAGCTACTGCTGCACCTTTATAGTGTAAATGTAATCTACCTTGCTCAGACCAAACTACTTGGTCAGAAGTCATAGGCATTTCAGCACTTACCATTCTTAAGAAAGAAGCTATTGATCTGTTTCCAAATACTTCTGCTTCCTGCTCATATAAGTCCGGTAGATACTGCTGAGACCAATCGTTTGAACCACCTGTAAATGATAGGTAGTTAGACGATAATGTCTGTTTAGCTGGTGCTGGCGTTGAGTTTAACGAGCCTCCAGCTGATGGAGTTATTGCTGCCATTTTATTTTAATTTTAATTATTATCTATTTTTTTAATTTAATACGTAGCTTTGAACTATCGTCTCCTGATATTGCTCTTACTTTTATTCCTCCTGATTCAACAAAACCGCCACTAGTTTGTCTCGGGTCCATATTTATATTTTTGGACTCTGCTGAGATTTCCTTTACGGCTTCTGTTTTACCAAGCTGATAAAAATGATTCGCTATGCTATCAGCGTTTTTTGCGGCAAATAATGCTTTATGATAACCGTACCCATCTTTAAGAGTGTTAGTTTCGTCCAGGTAACTACCTAAAACATTCATAACATCACTTTGAGTATTTTTAATACCATCAACATCTTTTAGTTTAAATCTATATTTTTTGTCATCAACATTAAAATCAAAACCTTTGAATTCTTGGTTGAAAACTTCATTTGTTTTTTGTTTAAACGTATTTGTCGCTTTTTCTTGAATCTGAGCAGTTTGTTTTTGCTCATTATTGTATCTATTAAAAAAGTCTACAGCTTTTTGTTGCTCACCAGATAAATTACCGGTTGTTTTAACTTCTTTATAGTATTTTTCTTTTTGCCCTTCTAAATAAGATTTTGCATTTGCTAGCTCTTCTTTAAAAGCTAATTGCTTTCTTTTTATATCAGTAGGGTCATCCATATCTTCATTGTATGAAAACTTATCTTCAATTAAAAAATCTACTTCTTCTTTATTTAAATGAGTTTTAGTAGTATTATAGTATTCATGTAAAAGATTATTTCCCTCTAGCTCTGAATAATTTTTATTTAATTTTATATAGTCTTCCATAGATCCACCCGTGTCATTCATAAAGTTTACAAGCTCAGATACACCTTCTGGTATATTTAAAACAGGCTCTTCTTCTTTTTTTACAGGTTTTGGCTCAGCTGGGCTTTCGGGTTTTATGGTTTTTGCAGAAGGTTCATCAACAATTTGTTCAATTACCGTTTCTTCTTTTTCTTGACTTTGTTCGGCAGACTTTTCAAGCTGCGCTTGGTTTTCTTTTTGAACTTCTTCGCTATTGCTGGGTTCGTTGCGTACAGAAATCTCATCTGTGCTTTGCTCTTGAATGGCATCTTTTTCTTCTTTAGGTTTTCTTAAATCCACTTTGGTAACTGTTTCAGTCCCAGTATCAAGTCCCATTTTTTTTAAGACTTTAGTTTCTTTTTCAGCTATAGATGGATTATCTCCTTCTACAACTTTTGCTTTAATTTCTTCTGACATAATATAATATAATTGTATTTATTCTTTTAATAAAGGTAAGAATAATTAACCTTATAAGCCTTGATATGCAACAATAGTTCCTGAAGCTACATCAATTTCAGTCCAACGACCGTAAATTGTTACTCCTTTTGGAAATGTTACACTGTCAACCACTAAGCCTGCAGCTCCTGCCCCAATGCCTTCTGTGTTAACATATGTTGTTGCGCTTTCTGCAACTAAACCACTACCGCTGTCAAAAACACTATCGGATAGCATTGTTATTGCAACCCATACATGGCCCGTTGTTGGCGTTATTGCAGCTGAACTTGCTGTTGAATATGCTGAACCGTTTATACTACCAGTCCAATCGTTTTTTACTACTTTACCCATTTTTTATTATTTAATTATTATTTAGGATCAAATTGTTCTAATCCAAAGCCTCCTAAAGTATCAAATCCTGCAGATTCAAAACTTTTTGGTGGTTTATTATTTTTTCGTTGGTCTATTAATTCAGACTGCTGAGATGCTTGTATTTTTGTTCTATCATCTTTTCTATCTTCGCGATACTTGTCTTTATCATTAATCACTTGTAAATCCATTTCTTTAAGCTTTACATTTAATTGAAACTCATGAAGCATAAGTTCTTTCTTAATAGCTGCTTCTCTTTCAAGTTTCTTTATATCAAATTCTGTTTGTGCTTGTTGCATTTTTACTTTACTTTCAGTAATTACTTGATTCTTTTGAATGTCAGCGGCCGCAGCTGCCTCAGCTGATTTAGCGTTTGACTCTTGTTGTAATTGAATATTTCTAGTGGCTATAGCTTGATCTGATTCAATTTTTTTTCTTCTTCTTAATTTTAATAGTTGATTAGCTAATTTTAAATTTTTTACTTCTCTAATGTCTATAGCATCTTCAAGGGATATTTGTTCTTTTGACAAAGTCATTTGAATATTGTTTTCTAAAATAGCTTTTTCTTCATCATCCGGAGTTAATTCTAAGTAAATTCCGAAATCATGTAAATATAAATCTTTTACTTCTTGCAGGTTTGCTACATTAAATCGACCCAAAGAGTTTACAAAACTGTTATTCATATTAGCATATTCTAAAACATCTGAAACCCTTAAACTTATACACTCAGCTGTTTTTAAAGTAAGATATAAACCTGCTTGCAGCACATGGCGAGTTGCAGTATTAGAATTAGCAGCAGCAATTTTTTGCAATCCAACTAAAGCGTTTTTATCAGGCAATGAGCCATCACGAGCTTCATTTAAACCTGTAACATCTCTTAAATTTTGCAAATAGTAATTATATGCTGTTATTAATGATTGTATTTTACCACCACCATTTCCGCTTTGAATTTCTTGTATTGGTACTCTTCCGTTATTAAATTCTCCATCTTGTGTCATAGACCTTCCTATTACAGATCCTGTTTGAAAAAACATATTTAATGCTTCTTGAGGATTGTAATTTGTTCCATTGCCTAAATCCACTTCTGCTATTCCATCAGCATCTAAAAATACACCATCAGGAACCATTCTTGCTAAAACTTGTTGTAGTTTTAAATGAGTTAGCTGAATCATATCAGCAAACGTAGTCATTCTATTAACTAAAGATTCTAACCTTCCCTTATACATTCTAGGCGCTACAATATTATAGGACATGTGTACTTTAGTAGTATCTGATTTTGGTCTAGTCATATTTTCTGACATTTTCCACTCTAATACATCTTCACTGCCTATAATTTTTGCTCCACTATATAATACTTCAATAGCTCTGTCAATTTTTTCAAATCTTGCTCTTTGATCTGCGGGAGGATTAAAAGTGTCATCTTTTTTTATTGCTTTTTTACCTCCTGAAGCTGTTTCTTTAATTTTATAAGTTTGGTTTTTATATGTTTTATATTCAAAATATAATACATACACAAATCCTTCATCTTCTCCGTCTATAGCCCCGTAAGACTTATTATATAATAAATGACCTGAGCCTACTCCATTATCTTCAATAGCTTTTATTTCTTCTTCTGTTATATGTGGAAATTGTTTTTTTAGTTCAACAATACTAATTTTTTTAATTTCACCTACATAATATAAATCATCAAAATACGGTGATTCTGTAAACGAATAAACTATATCCGCAGGGTCAACATAGTTTAAAACTATTCCTTCTGATTTATTAAATCCATTTTTAACACAACCCATACCTATAACTGTTATGTCGTAATCAATTCTTTTTTTAATTAATTCGTAATCATTTTTATCAAACACATTATTAATAGCTTCTTCTTGCGCAATTTCAATTCCTTGTTTATAATCTAATTGCATGTGTACATTTAACTCTGATTCGTCAAGGGGTAATTTGTTTTGGTTTGTTTTATAAATATTAACATTAAATAATTTGCCAATTTGATTTTTATAATCTTGAGTTCTCATATCTTCTAATATGTCACTCATGTAATCAGAACGTGTTTTTACTGAGCTCGGATCTTGAGAATAAGCATTTAAATCATAGGTTCTTTCCGCAATACCATTAACAACAATATCTACAAACTTAGGGATAATAGGTACTGGCTTCCAATCTAAATTTAAATAAGATAAGTCACCATTAATTGACAACTCATCTTTATACTTTTGTATTGATTGCTCTCCTCTTGCATATAATCTTAATCTATGAAAATTTTCACGATTAGACTGATACCTTGAAGTACCAGAATCTTTTTTAAACCATTCTGATTCAATAGCTCTTC